CTTAACACAACAGTGATTAACGTAGCAAGGGGTCTTGCTACGTTACATTATTAGGAGTATAACCATGGCAACAAAACCCTTTGATTTAACAAAATTTCGAAAAACTCTAACAAAAAGTATTGACGGCTTAGGCGTAGGCTTTAATGATCCTACTGATTGGGTCGGTACAGGCAATTATGCACTTAACTACCTTATTAGTTCAGACTTCCACAAAGGCATTCCACTAGGTAAAGTAACTGTGTTTGCAGGCGAGTCAGGTGCAGGCAAAAGTTATATTTGTTCAGGTAACATTGTTAAAAATGCACAAGAACAAGGAATATACGTAGTACTAATTGATTCAGAAAACGCACTTGACGAATCATGGCTACACGCATTAGGTGTAGATACTACTGAAGAAAAACTTCTTAAACTTAATATGGCTATGATTGATGATGTAGCTAAAACTATTAGTGAGTTTATGAAAGAATATAAAGCAATGGAAGACAAACCAAAAGTATTGTTTGTAGTAGATTCGTTAGGTATGTTACTAACTCCGACTGATATTAATCAATTTGAAGCGGGCGATTTAAAAGGTGACATGGGTCGTAAACCTAAAGCACTTACTGCACTTGTTCGTAATTGTGTTAATATGTTTGGTAGTCACAACGTTGGATTAGTGTGTACTAATCATACGTATGCAAGTCAAGATATGTTTGATCCAGATGATAAAATATCAGGTGGTCAAGGATTTGTTTATGCATCAAGTATCGTAGTAGCAATGAAAAAACTTAAACTAAAAGAAGACGAAGACGGTAACAAAGTTAGTGAAGTAAATGGCATTCGCGCCTCTTGTAAGATTATGAAAACACGTTATGCTAAACCATTTGAGACTTTGCAAATTAAAATCCCATATACAACCGGTATGAATCCTTTTAGTGGTTTAGTTGACTTATTTGAAAAAAAGAACATTTTGAAAAAAGATGGTAATAGACTTAAATACGTGGCTACCGACGGTACTGAAATTAAACAATATCGTAAGGAGTGGGAAAGTAATGCTAACGGTGCTCTTGAAAGAGCAATGGCTGAATTTACCGACGAACCTGTGTTATTAGATGTACTTGATGATGCAGATGATATCAACGACTACGTTACGGAGGACGAAAATGTTGAATGAAACACAAATTGCTGATGTATGGTTAATGTTTGCAGATTATATTGATAAGAAACAAGCAGAGATTGCTGCTGAAAGATTTATTGAATTACTTGCAGATTTTGGAGCTACAGATCGTACATTTTTAGGTGCAACTGGAATTGACCCAACGTTAGATCAAGCAATTAATTATTATTTAGAAGATAATGAAGACGAAGACGACGGCTATAACGACTTGGAGTTCTAATGAGTTGGTATTCTACAATTACTAGGGATATTACACGATTACCAGATGGTATTTTGCACTTTGAATCAGAATTGACAGATGCCAAAAAAGAATGTAAAATAGCAGGAAACGTAGAAAAGGCATCTGCAGCAATGCCAGGCATTGTAGAACACAGATATGGACAGCTTCAAGAAATTGAAGCTATCCTAGAGTTCCTTAACATTGAACTTAAACGATTAAAGAGTTATCACTTTAGAAAGTATTTAGAAACATACGCAAGGGCATTAAGCAGTCGTGATTGTGAAAAATATGTAGAAGGCGAAGATGAAGTAATTGAGTATGAAAAAATTATAAATGAATTTGCGTTAATAAGAAATCAATGGTTGGGTATTACAAAAGCCTTAGATCAAAAATCGTATGCATTAAGTAATATTATACGATTAAGATGTGCAGGCATGGAAGACGCAACCCTTTAAATTAATATGACGGGCTTAGTGCCCGTCACTACTTTAGGTGTATAACACATGAACACAATTGACAATCTGCTTCATTTTGTATTTCTTGAAGCTATGACAACCCCTCTGCCGTTCTCATCAAGAGATAACCGTACATTGCAAAGTTTACATACTGCAATGCAAACTGATACATACATTACCGAAAAACAAGGTAATTTATTACTTCAAATAATAAGCAATGAAATTTACGCGCCATTTATGCTGTTAGCTAATGAACACTATGCAGATTATATCAATAACCCAGTATGGAAGAAATCATTTCGTATATTACCAGAGGTAAAACGAATATATCATATTCCTGCAGGATCTGACCAAATTAACATTAACTTGTTAAAAGAAAACTATACTGGTGTAATTGCAATTGATTTTACGTTTTCAAGTACGATTCGTAATGAATTAAAACCGCTGTCTGATGTGTTATGGCAAGTTAAATCCGGATCGTTATACTATGCAGATTTTACTGAATCTAATCTTGTAACTATTATACAATTATTAGATCCTTATAAGTTTGAAGTTGAACCAGAGTTACGAGATTACTACAACACAATTAGACTATGGGATAAACAAGATTTTAAAGATATGTATGATGTACACAAATTAGAACATACTAGATTTCAAACCCTTATTTCAAAAGATTTAGAATCTAATGATTCCACCATCATAGTTGATAGACGACTAAGATATCAATATTCAACAACTGTTGAATGCCAGACTACTAATGAATTAACTAAACAAATTGCAACCCGTGAAAAATCTAAAGTTTGGATTGATAGTAATACATATTCAATATCCAATGTAGTTGCATCATTAGTAGAGCTACAACGATTTCCGTTATTAGTAGTATTTGAACAATCAACTGATTTTACAACCATAACACAGTTTAACGAGTTATCTCAGGCTCTAACTGATCACGGCATCACTGATAACATTGGATTCCATTTTAGATTAGACAATACACCTGATGGAAAAATGTTTAATGACGGGATTGGAAAAAGACAGTATAATAGTGTACTAAACAATGATACAAAGGTTGCAGCAGTACTTGGTGGTAAATTACCAAAATTCTTCCTTAAAGAAACTTGGAGACCAATGAGTGTTCTTTGTATTAAAAATACACTAAGACATAGCAAAACTGCAGTGTATGCGAATAGCAGTGATTTAATCATATCGTATACGCACGTAGAACCAATTATAGAAACGAGGAACAAATGGGAGTCAAACTAATTATAAAAGATGAAGTTAATATTAAGTTTGAACATTTACCATTAGATGCAAGGAAGAAGCTAGCAAGTGCATTCAAATACGAAGTGCCGTATGCTAGATATCAACCTTCGTTTAAGTTGGGCAGATGGGATGGTACAGTTAGCTTATTTGGTATAGGCGGTACTGGTTACTTAAACAACTTAGAATCGATACTTGCAATACTTAATAAGATGGGAGTTGCAATAGACGACATTGAAGATTTGCGTAAACCATTTAATTTAGATTTTACACCAATTACTGAAACATATTGGGCAGACTTAGGCAAAGTATGGCCAGTGGGACATAATGATGTTGGTAAGCCTATTATGTTAAGAGATTATCAAGTAGACGCTGTTAATAAGTTTTTACAACAACCCCAGGCATTACAGGAAATTGCAACTGGCGCCGGAAAAACGATAACAACTGCTACACTAGCACATATATGCGAGTCACAAGGGCGTACAATAGTTATTGTACCAAATAAAAGTTTAGTAGAACAAACTCATGAAGACTTCGTAAACGTTGATTTAGATGTAGGCATGTACTATGGTGATCGTAAAGATTTAAACAAAACACATACTATTTGTACTTGGCAAAGCCTTAACATATTAGATAAGAAAAGTAAAAACTCAGAACACGATATTATAACATTAGCAGAATTTTTAGACGGTGTAGCAGCAGTAATTGTTGACGAGGTACACATGGCAAAAGCTGACGTATTAAAAAATTTACTTACTCACAACTTATGTAATGCACCAATTCGATGGGGGCTAACTGGTACAATACCTAAAGAAAAGTTTGAATACGAACAAATATTTGCAAGTATAGGTCCTGTCATTGGCGGAATTAAGGCACACGAATTACAAGATGCAGGTGTGCTGTCAGCGTGCCATGTTAAGGTATTACAATTAATTGATTTGCCATCATTTAGATCTTATTCAGATGAAATAACATATCAAGTTACTAATAAAGATCGAATGATGTTTATTAGCGATACTATTAAGACTATTGCAGAAACTGGCAATACGTTAGTGTTAGTTGGTAGAATTGAAAGTGGAAAATTGTTAATTGAAAATATTCCAGATGCAGTATTTGTATCAGGTAATGTAAAAACAAAAGATAGAAAAACAGAGTACGACGAAATTAAAACATCAACAAACAAAATTATCGTAGCAACATATGGGGTAGCAGCAGTAGGTATTAACATTCCAAGAATTTTTAATTTGGTGTTAATTGAATCGGGTAAAAGTTTTACACGAGTTATTCAAAGTATTGGTAGAGGAATTAGAAAGGCACATGATAAAGATTTTGTGCAAATTTATGACATTACTAGTACCTGCAAGTATGCTAAAAAACACTTAACAGAAAGAAAAAAATTCTATAAAGATGCAAAATATGAATTTGAAATTAATAAGGTAGATTGGAAATGAATATTTTAACTGTAAATAACTACGCGTTTTCGTTAAACAATTTACCTGACGAAGTTGACGATAGTATGCAATTTAGTATATTAGATAACAGTAATCCGCAAGATCCGGATTTCTTTTTTATGCCATTAATTTATTTAGAATCGTTTAATGCACCTGCGATTGTATTAAAAATTGGCAATGATGAAGTAACTATGCCAATTGATTGGTGTGTAGCAGTAGGCGACGGTAGTAGTGCTACAAATATTGAAATCATTCCGTTAACTAGCTTAAATGATAGAGGATTTGATGCATTAGTGTTTAATCCAATATCTGATTTTAGAATTGAATTTAAAAAAATAGAAATTATAAATTTTTACAATGATGTTAAATGGTACTTTCCAAAAATGAAAGTAGGACATTTATTAACTACCCCATTACAATTAATTCATCAACCGGCGTGTTCATTTTTTGTAAAAGAAGTATCACGACATAGTGAGATGATTCATTTAGATAAGTTATTATAGGATTATATTATGGCATTTAAAGTAGCATATTTTACACCAACTATTATTGCGGCGGATCAAGTTCCGCCTGTAGAATTTAGTAAATTATTTAATTTAGTAGAAGATTTACATAACCATCCGGAACTAAATGAACACGAAAATCCGTTTATTAGTATTCGAGGAGGCCAGCATGTTCAAATATTTCCTGCTAGAATTGAATTAGATGTTGAATGGCTTAAAATATGGATTGAGAAAGTTTCACAAAACTATATGGATGTAGTATCAGAACAAACTGGTAGTACTGATTTTAAATTATGTAAACCGGTGGTTACTAATATTTGGACTACCCGTCAGTACGCTGGGCATTATCATGAGATGCATACTCATTTAGGAAGTAATATTAGCGGTAACATTTACATTAGTGCCCCGCAGTTATCGGACACAGGTAACTTATCTGATGGTAAATTTGTTTTGAAATTACCACAGACAAAAGACATCTCTAGATTTATTATGCAAGACGCGTGGCAAACAGATCCAACACCTGGTACATTTGTGGTATTTCCAAGTTGTTTATCACACACCGTTTATCCATGGCAAGGTGATGGTCATAGAACTGTAGTGTCATTTGAAGCATCACTAGTTCCTATTGAAAATAACAATGACGAAGGTGACGAATGAGCAACAAAGTAGAACTAAAAGAAAAAATTAGTGCAGTTGATCTTAATATCCGTGAACTATGGGACGAGCTTGACGAAGAAAATCAAAAAGCTCTTAAAGGCGAACTATTCATTTTAAATAGGTACATTAGTAATGTTAAAACAAGTGATGGCGAAATACAATCAAAGTTTGTAATTGCAGTTAACGATTACTATAATAAAAATTGGTTTTTATTACAGAAGCATCCTAAATTGTTATGGTTGCTATTATGTATGTGTAGTTACAATGGAGAAAAAACATTTTATCATGAATGGATTGGTAATAAGAAAAAAGACGGCAACGATAATAAAAAGATACAATTTTTAGCCGAATTAAACCCTAGTATGAAAATGTCTGAAGTTGAGATGCTAGTAAAAATAACACCTGCTAAAGACTTAAATAGGCTAGCTAAAGATTACGGATTTGAAGATAACGACATTAAAAAGAAATTAAAATGATGAGTTTACAACCAAAGCCATTTGAATGTCAATACTGTAAGAGTAAATTTGTAAAAGAATCTACTCTTATGGTTCATGTCTGCGAATCAAAGCGCAGAGCGTTAGCACAAACAGAAAAGCACGTAGTAATTGGATATGAAACATATAACACGTTTTTTCAAAAGACACAAAATTTTTATGGTATGAAAACGTACGAAAACTTTTGCAAGAGTCCATATTATAATGCATTTGTTAAGTTTGGAAGTTTTGTTAGTAATGTAAAACCGTTATACCCTGATAAGTTTATTGTGTATGTAGTTACAAGCGGCACCAAGTTAGATCATTGGTGTAGAGACGACTTATACGATAGGTATGTAGTTGATCTAATTAAAACTGAATCTGTTGAAACTGCATTAGAACGTAGCATTAATCATATGATTGAGTGGGGCGATACTAATA